AAAGTGTATATACAAACAGTAATGCAGCAAGTCCAACAAGTACCGTAAGCCGTGGCCGTACAATAGTTGATTACAGGGAAATAGATAATATTTCGGATCAATCAGCATTAGACAGTTACACGCAGCGCATAGCGTTTGAGGCGTCGCAAGTTTACGGAAAACTAAATTTTGAAACGGCAATTATGCCGATGCATGATTATTACGATATTTTAAAAATCGAATACGGACCGTTAGGCGTGAACGACAAATACACGGAAACTAGTTGGTCAATACCGTTAGAGGTTGGGGGCCGCATGAAACATGAAGTAAGAAAGGTTGTGAGTATATAATGTTAACACCAAACGACTTTTTAGACTTAATGGACGAGAAAAAAATAGATAAAACTGTTAGGTTCGGGAAAATTGATCCGTCCCACGTGAGCGGGCGCCCTAAAGTATTATTTGATGGGAATAGTACAGTTAGTACAAAAAAATTTCCTTACGTTTCAAGCTATACGCCGGCGGCAAATGATAGAATTATAGTTTTAAAAAATGTTATAATTGGAAAAATTGTCTAGGACAAGCACTCTAATTCAAGTAAAATATAATTACATGATTATATTTTGAGGATGTTAGGGGGGAGAGTATGAGCAATGAAAACAATAACGGCATCCGTGAAATTGACATTATCATACAGTTAACAAGATTAGAGGCAAAATTAGACGCAATGGGAGACGTTCGGGACGTTGCAAAAGATTCTTTAGCATCATCAAAAAGCGCTCATTTACGCATTGATAAAATTGATCGTATTATTTTTTGGGCGGGTACAATCATTATTGGCGCACTTGCAACCGGGGCAATTAGTTTATTGTTTCAGTTGTAAAAAAATAAAAAAAGAGGGGAAGTTTTATTATGTCAGTATCTTTAAACGGTTTACATCCTTATGTTAAAGCGAAAACAGAGCAATTGATTAAAAACGCAAATGCGCAGCTTAAAAGTTATAAAATGATTATTACGCAAGCGTACCGCAGCAAAGCAGAGCAGGACAAGCTATACGCGCAAGGCCGTACTATTCCGGGTAAAATCATTACAAATGCAAAAGGCGGAACGTCAATGCATAATTACGGTTTAGCGATTGATTTTTGTTTAGTTGATCCAACAGGAAAAAAGGCAACATGGGACATTAAAACAGACTTTGACAAAGACGGCCAAGCGGATTGGTTAGAAGTAGTCAAAGAGGCGAAAAAATTAGGGTTTGCATGGGGCGGAGATTTTAAAACGTTTGTTGACTACCCGCATTTACAAATGTTAGGCGGATTAACTGAAAAAGAAGTTATTGCAGGAAAAAAACCGGTATTCCCGGAGGATAAAGTAATTGTAACCGTTAAAGCAGGGGACACAACAAGCCAAATTGCAGCAAAATACAAAGTTACATTGGATACGATCAAAAAATTAAACCCGGGTATTAATGTTAATTTGATTCATCCGGGCCAAAAAATCAGAGTGAAATGAGGCGTTTTAAATGAAAATGGATAAAGCTAGTTTAATTAGAACAATCATTTTAGCGGTTGCGTTAATTAACCAAGTATTAGTTAGTTTTGATAAGTCGCCGTTACATTTCAACGATCAACAAATTGACCTAATCGTTTCAACGGTTTTTACAATCGTAACGGCACTAATTGCATGGTATAAAAACAACTATGTAACGCGTAAGGGCCTAACTCAAAAAGCCGTTTTAAAAATGCATGAGGAACAAGTGAAAAAATAGCAGCAGCAAGGGGCAAAAAATAATTTGCCTCTTTTTTGCATAAAAACTGTTTACAATGTATACACTTTATTGTAAGATGATTACAAGGTAAACAAAAACAAAAAGGGGTTGGCGAATTTGGGTAAAAACTTTTACGGTACGGTAACAGATGAGTTAGGGAAAGTTACTAAAATGAATGTTGTAGCAGAAGGTAAAGAGCAAGCGATCGAGAAGATAATGGAAACAATTTGGAAAAAAGACTTTAATAGATATATGAGAATCGAAAAAGTAGAAGTAATAGAAGGAATTTAAAAAATGGCCCGAGGCAGCAGATGCCCGGGCCTTAAAAGGTGAAAGCACTTTACAACACGGAGGCGGTACACCATGAAAAAGTATAGTGTTAACTATTTTAATGGCTTAAACATCGTTAAAGAAATTATTGAAGGTGAGGGCGCGTTAAAAGGGATTAACGAAAAAATCAAAATTAACCGTTGGGAATTAATTAAAACCGTGGAAATTAAAAGGCGTGGCCGAAAATCAAAAATAGAAAAGGGGTAATTTAATGAATATGCCGTTTACTTTTATTTATTTGGTTTTATTTTTTGGATCGTTAGCATTTGGAGCAATTGCAGGAGCTTTATATTTTAGAACAAAAGAAACGCCGGCAGCACGTTTTTTTAAAAAGTATTTATGGATGTAATGGGTATTCTTATTGGAATTGGGTTTTTATTAGCTGCATTATTAGAAATTTTGTTATAAAAAAACCCGTTGGCGGCGATCCAACGGGCAGAGGGGTAAATAATGCGCCGAACAATTTAGGCGGTTGAGCGGCTTAAATTCATTATATGTTATGGTTGCCGTTTTAACAACGGAAGGGGGAATAATTCAGCATGAAAAATTACGATGAGTTTTTAGAAAGTTGTATTGAGGATGTCATGAGTCATTCAGTTGACACGGTTAAAAAAGTTTTTCCGTTATACACTAAACAATCATTGGCTATTCGTTGGGGCGTTGACCGTCAAACCGTCCAAAATTGGAGCGTTAGGCATACAGATTTTTGCCAACCAATAGAGGGTATTGTAGAGGGCGGCGGATCGTATTACCCGGCTTACGAGGTGGAAAAATACGAACAAATTAGGAGGTTAAAGATTGAGCGTTAAATTATTAAAGCGTCTAAATTTAATAGGCGCTTTAATTTGTCTAATTGGGTTATTTATTTTGTGGTACATTGCATAAGATAATTAAAAAAGTGAGAGGATGTTTTAATTTGAATTGCCCTAATTGCCATGCGGAAATGACTAAATATAGTAAAGGTATGCAATTTTTCACATTCTTAATTGTTAGTTTTATCATTTGGCCAATGATCTTATTTTTACCATTTGTTCCATTTTTGCCGGTTCGTTATAAGTGTAAAAGCTGCAAGAAAATGTATACAGAAAAAGAGTTAAGCCGCCCGGTATAAATTTACCGGGTTTTATTTTTGTGGATCATGCATCTTTTACATATGCGCCGAATATGCTAATTAGCAAAAGCGCAAGCCGCTATATAGCATAACCCAAACCGCCAAAAAAATATTGGCGGTTTTTTTATTGGGTACGTGCATTAAATGATATTAGCGCTCATATCGTATAAAAACAAAGAAAGGGGGCATTTACCCAATGAAAGAAAAAAATAGATTTAGTAAGCCCGTTGCCTTTAATTCTAAAAATGCAGAGGATCAACAAATTTTAAAGCGTGTAAAAGGCCGTAACTTTAGCGGGTATGTGAAAAAATTAATACTAGCAGACATAAAGGAGCGGGAAACGTTAAAAGCCCAAAATGAGGCAATTAAATCCGTTTCAGAGGATAAGGAAACAAAAACCCGGACAGAGCCGGACAGTAATAAAACGAAAGAGCCAAAAACACTAACGGCAGCGGAGAAAATAGCAAAAATGAAAAAAGAATTAGAAAACAAAAAACCGGACATTGCGCCCGGCCCTAAAATGTTTAATTAGTCTTTTTTCAACATATCATTAACGGCTAGGCCCACGGCATAACCAACAATTAAAGCAGCTATAAACATTAATATCATCCTTTCTAACATCAACGTACTTTTATTATGGCCCGGCATCAAAATTTTTATACAGGGGGTTTTAATAATGGCAAAGGTTCAAACAATGAGTATTAAGGAATTTATGAGCGGCGATTATAAACGTATTAAAAAAGGTGATAGCAGCATAACGGCGGTTACAAAAACAGTTGCAGCAATTACACCGGCATTGACTTTAATTGGCCCTAAAATTGTATTAGGCGCAACAATGGACGGAACATTTGGCAACGTATACGAGGCGATCATGAGGGCGTTTGATGCGGGCGTCGTATTAGTTCTAATTTTTGCCGGGGCGTCATGGGGGTTAAATCACCGTACAAAGGCGATAGAAATTATTATAGGTGTCTCATGCGGTTATATACTTGCACGTCATGCAATTGATATTAGAGACTTTTTAAAGGGTATATAAGTTATGGCTAAGTCTAAAAAGAAGAAAAGTA